TGGGAGCGCTCCATCCCCGCCCCCCACAGGCTCTTGGACGGTACTTGTATTCTCGCCCATCATACCTCCCTCCGGGGCTATCGCCCCCGCTTGCACGGCCTGGAGCGCGGCCCTCACCGCTGTTTTGGTTCCAGGTCCGAACACGACATCCACGCTCTCCACGTGAGTGAACTCCGTGGTGATGCGATCATCGTCCACTATCTCGGTCCTATGCCAGAAGACCGGGCTCAGGCCCACGTCGGCCACCGCACGCCCGGCCTGCTGGTCGGCCAGGATCTGGTCAAAAAGAGCCGAGCACAAGGCGCCCGCCTCGTTGTCGTAGAACTCGATGACTCCCCCTAACTCTCCCTCTCCATACTCTACCTCACTCTCCGTCACTCCCGCCAGGTTGCGCAGCGAGCGCCCATCATCCAACCAGCCAGGGTGATCCACAAACACCGACACCCCGGCGAACAACTGCGCCCCCAGGCGCACGGCCTCACTGTCAATCACCCAATTGGACGGCTGGTTATCCCGACGCCGCACCCGCCCCGCCGCCACAAAGACACACCGATAGCGACGCGGCCGGCCCACCACCGACGTCAGCCGCAGCGGCTGCACATCCAGCTTGACCAACTCGCCGCCCGTAGGGGCCGATTCGCGAATCGCCCCAACCACCCCGCCCACGCCCAGGGTCACCCGTGGGTTACTCCTCCCCCTCGTCATCGTCTCCATTGCCAGGTCCATCACGTCCCTCCTTGGCTTGATCCAGGATGCGTTGGATCTCCTCTTGCTCCAGGATCTCGCCGGCGAACTTGAAAGCCAGGCTGATGGCCATCTCGTCAGTCACCCACCCCTGCGCCTTCATCTCAGCCAAGGCCTTGACAATCAGGTGCGCCGACTGCGCCATCAGCTTGTTGTCCCGCTCCTCGATGTCCGGCACCGTCGTCTTCAACCGCAGGTCGTTGAACTGACGGTGACCCGAAAGGCCGTAAGCCTCACTAAAGATGTCCTTCAAGATAAAGCAAAAGTAGTCCTGCCGCTGCGTATAATGACGAAAGGTCGGCCCGCCCATCTCCGCCGCCGTGGCCCTCGTAGCGCTCTCGCCTTCGCCCAGGAAGTGCAGCGGGATCCCCCCCCCGCTGGCCACCGCCAGGCGGATAGCCTTGCCATCGGGCGCCGCGTCCGTGCCCTCCAGGTTCAAGCTCAAGGGCTTCCACTCCTCGCCCTTGCCATGCACGATCACCGAGCCATGGCCCGGCCTCAGGTCCTTGTATTGTTTCTTCTTCTCATCTACTTTGCCGTCATCATCGATGGTGATATCCCACAACCCCGAGTTGGTCCGCGCCGAGTTCAACCGCACCCTGTCCTTCAGCCACTCCGTGTACCGTCGCGCCCAGGGCAGGATCGGCAGCAGATCACTCTCGCCGCGCACCGCCCCGATGGGCCGGTTGATGGCGTAGTGCAGGGTCACCGGCTTCCCCGGCTTGGCCGTCTCCTTGCTGGCCCACCACTTCCCCTGCACATCCTTCAGAGTCCCCAGCCGATGGTAGCGCAGCTCCCGCTCGTAATCCTCCGGGTCCGTGTCCACCTTGTCAATCTGCTTGGCCGGCATAAAGCGCACGTAGCTCATGCCATTGGCTTCGTTGACAAACAGCACCGGGAACAGTTTCCCCGACCGCGTCAGCTCGTCGCACATGGCCGGCAGCCGCAGGTCCATGCGATTCATGGGGTGGCTCCACCACGCCCGCAAGAACTTCTCCACCGTGGGGATCTCCGAGCGCAAGCCGATGCCCGCACCCACCACGTAGTTGGTCGTCAGCCGCACGATCTGGCGCACCAGAAAGTTCTTGCGCCACGCTTCCAGGGCATCCTTGACGTCACTCTGCCACTCGACGAAGAGACGGTCCTCGGTCTCGACCTCGCGCAGCAGCGCCTGCCAGCCATCGGTATCCCTGACCTGCGTCTCGCCCAGGGCGGCCAACTGCTCGGCCACCTCAGCCCCCACCAGGGCCCTGACCAGCCAACCACGTAGCCCCTTATACATTCGCCCTCCACCAGCCCCGGTCATAGTCAGCCTTGTACTCCCTCAGCTTGCGGTCCATCCTCTTGGCGTACCCGTAGGCCTCCTCGACCAAGTCCTGCACCTCGGCATCCGACCGCCCCCAGACCAACCGCAGCACCTCACACAGCGTCCGCTGCCGCGAACGCTGCCGCAGTTGCTCCTCAAAGCTGGTCACCGCCAGCCGCCGACGCCAGGCCAGCCAGGCGTAGCACGCCAACCCGGCCACACCCAGCACCGCCTGCAGCGCCACCAACTCCCTCACCGCTCCCCCCCTAAACACAAAACGCCCACGGTATGTCAGGCGCCATGGGGCGCAACCGTGGGCGTCAAAGGACGCTCGTTGTATTCAGTTCACACTGTAGGGGCGTATCGCGATACGCCCTCCCCTACACCAGTACCCCGCTCCGATCCAGGATCTCAGCCGGCAGCAGCAGCCGCTCCCCACACCACTGCACAATCTCAGCGATGGGGATCACCGTCGTATGCCGCTCCCCGTGGTGCCGCTGCGTGATCACCAGGCAACCCCCGCGGATTTCGGCACAGCGACAGGTACAACCCTCACACTTAATGACCCCATCCTCGCCGATCTCAGCCATTGGTGACACTCCTGGCCAACCTGGTGGCTCACTCTGTCCCCAAAATGCACGGATAATACGCCCCTGGCCACTCCACCGACTCATGTGGCAACACCTCATTCAGCACCACCGGCCCCACAAAGTACCACTCATCCCGGCAGGCCGCTACCGCCAACGCCTCATTGTCAAACACACCCTGGATCTCCCAACGCTGACGATCCTCAAACACCACCTTGCCCACAACCCACAGCTCCATCACCACTCCTCCCGGTCAATCCGCTCCATCACATCCGGCGGCTCAATCACCACCGACTCGCCGGTGAACGGCCACTCCACCCCGTCCAGCGGTGCCACCAGCGCCGCCGCCATCAGCCGGTCATCATGCACCAACCGCCGCACCACCTTGCCCTCATCGTCGTAATCGTCCACGTAGATCCCCTCACAGCCCCACTTCATCTTCCGTTCCATGTCCCCGTCTTCCGGGACCTCGTACTGACAGCTTTCCACCTCCAGCCAGAACTCTGTAAAGTCACTTGAGCCGTCATCACGGAAGTATTGAAAGCGGCCGGTCTCGACCACCGCCAGAAAGTCCACCCCCAGCTTCGATTTCCTGGCCGGGGGGCTGAACTTGTAGGGGATCACCACGTCGTCCCCCAACTGCCCCGCCAGGTACGAGACCAACCCGGCCCCCACGCCCGAGGCGTCGGCCACCAGATAGACGATGCCCCACTTCAGGTACCAGGCCCGCAATTGCAGGCTCACCGAGCTGGCACCGCCGGCCTCAAAATGCTTGCTGCCCTGATCACAGAACACATCCACCACGCGGTACGTCGGCGCGCCCACGTTGCGATCTCGCAGCGTGGACAGGTCCACCTCGTGGATGTAAGAGATGGTGAAGTCGCGCCCCGGCCTGGCCAGCTCCTCCAACCCCGCCGCCTCATCCTCCCCCGCCACGTCCAGCGTCGCCGCGTAGATCTTACCCGGGCGCGGCTCGTAGTAGCGTGGGTGATCGCCCTGCATCAAGGCGCGCCGCCGAGGGTCGAACATGCCCCCCGCCGAGTCGATCTCCTCCAGGCGGTACTCCATCTTGATGACCGGATGGTTCCACCCCTTTTTCCGGATCTCCGACTCGACGAACGTCTTATAGGCCGGGACCTCTTTACCGACGATGTCATAGGGCACCACGAAGACGCGCCGCTGCCCGTCCTGCGCCTCCAAGCGGCGTAGATCCCGGATTTTCTTGCTAAGGTACGTGTTGCTGGTGCGGATGGTACCGTAGTAAACGCGCGTCGCGTTATAGGCGGCGCACATGGGCGCGAACTCTTGTTCCGCTTTGAGCTCGTTGAAGGACTGAGCTTCGTCGAATTCGAGCAGCAGCGACGCAGTAGCCCCCAGCACATCGGCGCCCACTTTCCCGCTGAGGAAGACAACGGAGGCACGCCCGAGATGGTAGATATAGCCCTCTGACTTGCCCCACTTGCCCCGATTCCAAACGTTGTCTAAATGCCCGGCCAACCGCCGACGCGAGTTCACCAACTGAGGCTTGTACGTCGGAGCGGTTTTCACGACGCACGCTTCCTGCACCTGCTGGTACAGGTTGAGCAGGTAGGTCTCCACCTGCGCCGACAGCTCGTTTTTCCCCGCCTGGCGAGAGAACACCACCGCCAGCTCCAGCCCCTTGCGCTCCACCACCGACTCGATGATGGCCCGCGCCGGCGCCAGTTGATAGGAACGAAGCGGACGCCCCAGCACGCGACGGCTGAAGACTTCGATATCGCTCAGCACGGCGCGCAGCGCCCGCGTGATGGCGCTCACTACGTGTCACGCCCTTCTCCCCTCAGTTCCTCCCCCCACCTCCCACCTCACACACTCATCCTACCCCCCCATACCAAGCCCCCGAGCTGTCCAGGCCCATCTCAACCACCGCCTAAATGAGCCCCACGACGGAGGCCCCGCCGCAAACGCAAAGCACCGCTCTCCAACACGGTACCACCGAAAATCAATCACCCGCCCCGTACGCTTGCTTCTACCCAAGCCCGGATACAACATCCACCACTCTCCTTCTACACCAACGTCAGCTCCCACTCGATCTCCAGCCCGTCCAAGACCTCACGCATGGCCTGGCTGAACTCATCCAGCGCGTCGCCGCTCAAGATGTGCTGCGCCTTGAGCATCTGCGTCAGCCGCCCAAGAGCGCGACTGATGATATCCAAATCAACGCCCTCCTCCACAGCGCGCCGAATGCGCACCCGGAGCAGGGCTATTTCGTCCGAAAGATCGCCAGCAGCGGCAGCGACCGCCAGATCCTCGAGCTCTCTTTCCGTGTAGAGCCGTCCGTAGAAGCCGTGCTTTCTAGCGTTGGCGTTGCCCGGGGGCGCTCCAACAGCCGCGCCGCTCCCGTCATGCAGGCCGCAGAAATCACTGCCAGCCTTAGCCCATCGCTTACACTGCTCACCACGCCGTGTGATCCCTTGGCATTGTCTCGCATCGCTCAACCTGCCCTCCCACACATATTGATCCGCGAAAAACCCCACGCTGACGAAGACTGCTTTAGTACTATTATACCATACCCTGGTGGGGTGTCAAGCCCATTTCTCCGCCACCCGCTGCCTCTTCTCCGCCTCCTCCTCCACCTCGGCGCGCAGCACAAAGCGACGGTTCTTGAATTGATGCGTGGCGTCCGGGTCCAGGAGCTCGGTCAAGCGGCCGCCCCTCA